CCCGCCAGCTTGGCCAGGTCGAGATTAATTTCCGCTACGCTGGCCACCAGGGCCGCGCCCAGGGTGTCCGCGTCAATATCGGGCGGAATGCTGCGCCGTTCCTGGAAATCCGCCAGGCTCAAATCCGGCCAAAATCCGTTATTGGTTAACGTGGCGTCCTGGTAATCCGTGGCCTTGCCGTTAAACATCGTCGTTACTCCGAAAAAAAGCGGGCAGACCGGTTTCCATAGCACATCGCACCGTAGTGCCTTGCCTCCACCGCGCCCGCTTTGGCTTGCGGTAGTCTTTTATTCTTTTTCCAGCGCCCGCAGCCTGGCCGCAATTTTCTGCCGCTGCGTTTTGACGCCGGCCCCTTTGGGGTTAAATGCCTGCGCCTGGGCTAATAATTCATCCGCCTGGTTCAGCGTCGCCACATCATTCACGGCGCTGGCCAGCGGCTGGCCGTTGTCATCAAGTAGCAGCATCAGCCCGGCAAACTTGAACCACTTGGCGCTGATTTCCTCATGCAGCCGCCAGTTGTCCCGCACGTTGGCAAAGGTGCGGGAAAAATACGGCTCCAGGCTGTTACCCCGGCTGGCTTCCTCTTCTGACCAGGCCAGTACCGTATCCGCCACGAACGCGGCAAAGCTGCGCTTTAGCCTGTCCGGTGTCTGCTGGCGCTGGGCAATTGCCAGATCAGCCCAATCGAGTGCCTTGTCAAAATCCCCCACGTCAAACAGCCAGATCACACACCAGGCAAAAATGGGATTGGCATAAACCTCCCCCTCCGCCAGGTACGTTTCCACCGTTGGCAGCCAGCGCGGCAACAACTCATCGCGTTTCATGGCGATGCGGTCAGCGGTGCGCGGCAACTCCCGCAGCCGGCGGATATCCCGCTCCATTGCCTGCACCTGGAGGTGCAGGCTGTCCCAACCGGCCAACGCCTGCCGGTGTTCGAGTTTGCGCTCGGCCTGAATGCGGGCCGTGTGGCGTTGTGCGGGGGAAAGTGACATTGCGCTTTACTCCCCTTTCGGTGCTTCCACCTTGCCAATGGTTACGGCGGACTCGTCAAAGGCGGCGTACATTTCCGGGTATTCCACGGCGTAACCTTCGTTGCGCAGATACTTGTTCTCGTACTGCTTGCGGTCTTCCACAAACTCCGCCTTGCGCTGGCGGGTGCCACGTTGGGTGTAACAGTGCAGGTTGCTAAGCGGCGTCACGATCATCCGCTTGCCTGGCATGAACGGCGGGACAATCGCCGGACGGCCAGCCAAGGACGTGCCCAGCATTTGCGCCGCGATTTTTTCCGTTGGGCGATCGGCAGCCTGGTACAAGCGGTGTTGTTCTGCCGCCACCAGGTCAGCGCCCACCAACACGGTCAAACGTGGGTCATTGCGGAACTGCGCCGGAATTTTGCTGTTGATAAGGTCAGACGCCATCGCATCCAGTGACACATAGTCACCGCCTGCCCCCAGAGTCACTGCATCGGTGATGATCTGGTTTTTGTCATAGGCGCGCACAAACTCCTGCCAACCAATATTGACGTCCTCACCGTTCGGGTTCTCTTCCGGATCGGTACTTTTCGCAATGGATTTACCGTTAAAGCCGATACGCAACATATCCAGGGCAAAAGATTGGTTGGTAAATTCCTGCATGCGCTGGAAAAACTCGTTCTCATCGCCGGCGTTCGCCCAGACGGACAACATGGCCCAGGTCAGCGCCGCGCCGGAGTCGGTTTCCGAGAGTTTATATTCCAAGCCATCGACACCGGTTTTGCGGATAAAACGCCCGCCTTCTTTACGCCCGGTGAAGATGCCCGGATTGCCCACGTTCACCACCTGACCAGTCAGTTGGTCAACATCGGCGCAGGTGATCATGGACAGGAAATCCACGGACTCCAGCAGCGCAGCGCGCAACGCCGTTTCTTTTGGATCGGTCAGTGAAAAATAACGCTCGGTGGTATCCTGCCCATATTCAGCAGCCAACCCCGTGCTATATGCGCGGAGTAATTCACGCGCACGTTGATTTAAAAACATAGTTACCCCTCACCCACAGAGTGATTTAATTTCTACTACCCTGACGAATTACAGGAATTTAAACGGCTGGCGACCTTTACCCGGATTGCGGCTCGGCAATTGAGTAACTTTTTTATCCAGCTTACTGAAGTTTTTCACGATACCGCTGATATTGTCGCGCAGGGCTTTAAATTCCTGGGTATCCACCACTTCTTTTACGGTTTCCACATCTTCCTGCACTTCTTCCACGGCGGTGGCCGTTTCTTCGGTTTTACCTTCCAACGCGGCAAGGCGCGATTCAAAGGCCGCAAGGGCTTCCGCCAGCGCCTGCAATTTATCGCCATCCGCTGGTGTTTCCGGTTGCTGTTGCTCTTCCTCAATGGAAAACATGCTGCGCCAGCCTTTCTTTTTATTGCCTGACATTATTTTGTCCTCGTTAATTTCTTTGACTTCATCAAAAGCCAGCGGCTTTAATGCGCCATAACGTTTATTTTTATTGCGCTTACTAAAGCGCATCCGTTCGGTGTAAACGCTAGCCGGTTCATCAGTAACGCCCAGCCCTTCCAGGTAACTTTTACCTGTACCTCGAAAATTGCCATCGGTTGTAAATTCAGCGGAGCAAAAGATTAACTGCCCGTCCACGTTGGCCTGCATCAATGAGAGGTTTGGGCAAAGCTTGGCATACAGCCGCATCACCCCATCATCCCCCTCCTGACACATCAACTCTAAAACCCGCCCCCGGTTACCGTAATTACGGGAGTGCTCCGGCCATAACAGCGCCGTGTATAAATGAGGGTCGTAAAGTTCGGCGGCGTCCGTGATCCATTTTCTTTTAATATCACGCCCGTCTACTGTCTTACCTTCTGCGCAAACACAAATCCAATTCGTCATTAACTGCGAATCTGACATAAAGCCCACTTTCTCTTTCGTGTTTGTTTCGACAGGTGCAGTATCGCCAATTAATTCACGCCCCGCACTGCCTTAATATCTTATATATTCGGATAAGCGCTATTAACCGAATATAGCCGTTTTATATTCAACGTTAACCGAAAATAAAGCCTGCATAATTGGCATATGGCTAAATATTCAGACGAACTTATTGGCGTTGCGCGTTCACTCTATTTAAGACATTGGACGCCGAAAGAAATCGCCACCGAACTTAATCTGCCCAACCGGCGGATTGTTTACTATTGGGCAGATAAATGGAGCTGGGCGGATATGCTCAGCCATGAAAGTATTGAGGAGACAATTAATCGCCGTATTCAGGTATTAACCCACCGCGACGGCAAAACAGACCTGGAGCAAAAAGAACTCGATAACCTGATCGCGCACCATTGCAAACTGCGTATTCAGCAAGCCAAACATGCGGAAAAACTTGCTGCTGTCGTTTCCCAGGGAAATGGTGAATATTCCGCTGCCGGCGACAGTGACCAGGACGGGGGCAAGAAAAAG